TACCTTAATAGAATACGAGGATTTAACAGGTAAATTATACAAAGGTGGAACTGGAAGTTACACTTACTTATCACCTCGGTGGGGATATAAAAGGGCTTATAAGCACAATCAAACACTCTACATATACCTTACAAGTCAGCTAAGCAATGGAGGTTGGCTAGATATTCTCCACTTCAAAAATGCAAACCGGTTAGAAATTCTGGCTGCTCTTAAAAATTTTAAAGAAACATCAAGGCGGTATAAAAAGTTAACCGGCGTGGAAATTTTATCCGCTCAGTATTCAGAGGTTAAGCTATCAAATAAAGGAGGTAAAGGAGAATGACAAAAGTTAAGATTCAACCAAGGGAAGATAAGGCAGACAACCGCTATCCTGAGAATTTGCAATTGGTTACCGATGATAGGCATAAACAAATAACTATTCTGGAAAATCATATTAGGAGGTTAGAAAGTGAAAACAAACAACTCAAAGAAAAATTGTCTAAAGCAACTGCAATGTCCTAATTGTGAGTCAAGATATATCCTTTACAACAAGACATCAAACTCCTGGTGGTGTAGGAAATGTGGAACTGTGTTTGATAAAACAGGCAAGATTATCTCAAGGCCATAATTAAAGAACAGGAGGTGAATAATGTTTACTAAAGGGGAATGGACAGTTTATGAATCGCCCTTTGCACCTGCGGTTATAATTAAGGACAAACCTAATAGACCAAATAGAATCATCGCTGTTTGTCGCTTAGAACGAGGTTCTGAGGATATGGCTGAAGCAACTGCCAATGCCAACCTCATATCGGCAGCACCAGATATGTATGAGGCACTGATAGCTTGGGATGAACTAATAGCAATGCGACCACTTGATAGTGGTGCAGATATAGATGCGATTTTACAAAAATGTGCAGAACTATCAGAGAAGGCAATCGCCAAAGCAGAGAGCAAGCCATAGATTGTTAATCGCCTCTTATACCCTCCAAGCCTCTTAACTGGCGAACGGGCTTCCCTCATAGCTTTACGCTATGCGCTCCCTAAATATTATCGGCAACTTATCGGCAATTTCTGTTTCATTAAATCCCTTTGTTTTAGCGTTTGGTGAAAGGGTGAAGGCTGGTGAACTAAAGGCAACATCACCATTTAACTTGCCCATTGCACCCTCACCCTTTTGCTTGCCGACTTACCTAAGTAAGATAGTCCTGACGCAAGCATCTTGCCAGCTCATTTTCACAGAGGTTTTCCTCTTTTGTCCGTTTTCACAGTTCTTATGAGATGTGTTCCCGTTCCTCTTACCTGGCAAGCCCTTTATGCTATGTGTAAATCGCCCGCAGTATCAATCCAATAGCGAGTTGTAATTAGGATGTAATATACATAATAAACCATTCTCACCTCATACTTTGCCCAGTTTTCTAATCTTCTTTACACATCCCATTGGTATTGTCCAAGTTGACCTGAAATGCTCACCAACATTGTTATAATCAAAGCAAGTTGATGAAACCTTAATGTTATCCCCCGTCTTTTCTACAAGAAATCCTACCGTCAAGCCTAGAATACATCCCTGTTGTTTAACAGCGGAGCGTGATAATACCCCTGTTTCTTCTTGAGCATCATTCCATTCTACTAATACAATATCCATTATATTTCCACCTTTACTTTAGGTTTACCAACACCTGCTAATTTTATAATCGGTGTCTCTAAATCACTAGGAGAGAATCCCCCGATTTCTGAATATCCTCCCCATTTCAGATAAGCATTAGTCTTAATAAGCATTTTACGATGTGCTGTCACTTTCCCTATAGCGAACCCAGATACAGGGTCAATGTGATTTCTAGGGTCAGGCATCAAGTAAACTACCGGAGCAGCATTTACCAGATGGTCATGCGACATTAAATAGAAATCTGCATGAATGAAAGTTGATGCTCGCTCTACCTTTACCGCTTTAGCAGCAGCCGTTCTAGCTCCACCATAACCATGAGTAGCATAACCCCAATATGTAAAAGGCTTTCTTTTAGTCCTTGAATTGTAATTCCCAAAACTTATCTTTAGTAAAATACCCTCTGCACGATATGGCACTCCGAGTGCTTTGGCTATATCCTGGCAAATATCTATCCCAACTTCGTTCTTAATCCTGAGTTCGTGGTTGCCGATAGTCATGCCTAGTATCTTGTCTTTTATCGGCATCAGCATCTCTATCATGGCATCCCGTTGGTCTTGTGGCGAACCTACCTGTTTGTATATCTCCCCTTTAGATGTTCGCAAGGTTGACTCACACAAATCACCATTACACATCGTGTAAGTGTTAGGAGTGTCCTTGATAAAGTCTCTAGTCTGTATAAAGTGTTTCTTGCTGAATAAAGGATTGCCATAATGGGCATCCGAAATCGGCACAAATAATAATTCTTTGAAACGAGGGCTCAATATGTGAGCATAATAGATTGGTTCGCCTTGTATTATATCTTTATTCTCTTCCATAATGTGAAGCAAGCGTGCAGCGATAAGGAGTAAAACCCTGCACGCCTGCTAATATGATAAAGGCTCAGCGTCGCCATAGCCTCCCTGTTATTAAGGCATAGATAACCACACAGAGTAGAATCAAACCGCTAATTGTCCAGACATGAAATAACCCGAATCTATAGACAGAACAAACTAAATCCATTTACCTGTTTTGCGGTCATATTCCCGCTTCCTGGTCGGCTCTAAGAGATTCTTAAACATTTCTTCGTATCTCTTATTCCGCCGGCGGTCTAAAAGCGAACATAGTAAAGCACAAGTCGGAAGACAGAATGCCATACATACAAAAATCTCAGCCCAGTTCATCTCGTATCTCTTTATATTTAGGCTCCAGGGCATCGTATTCCTTCTTGATTTGCGGGTTTTTAAGTAGCTCCGCCTCAAAGGTGACACTATCTGGGCTTTCGCTTATGCTGTCGTTTGTGTTGGTTGAGTTGTCTTTCTTCATTACCCTGAAATAGAACCTCCACAAATATGTAGCCCAATTCTTGGTTGCCCACATATAGGACATTTATCTTCATCATAATCGCCATAAATACCTGTTCTTACTTCTACCCAGCCTTTACCACCACAACTTCTACATTGTTCAGGGTCAGTAGTTCCAGATGTCCATTCAGGATGGTCTCCTGGATGTTTATAAAATCCCGCTGATACTAACCCATTCCCGTTACATACTGGACATAAAACCGCTTTCATATACCTCCTTCAAGCCTTTGGTTTATACATTTTCTATCCTCCATTGCAGTAAAAATTATCCCGATTGCAGTGTTAGTTGATATAAAGAAGCCAGCATTACCAGAGGATACGGCACCGTTCTACCTCTGGCTTGGCTGGCTATTGTGATGGGAATTGAAAGCCGAAGCTACTCAACATTACTGCTGAGTTACCCATCTTAAAACAAACCTCGCCAATTCCCTGCATTACCTGTTTGGAAAATCAATGAATCAGCGAGGAAGATTAAATAAAGAGTTGGTCTCTGAGGGAATAGTAATCCCCTTTAATTATCGTAAATCTTTAAGGTTTATTTGTCAAGCGTTTAGGCGTTTTGAAGCTAAAATACACAATCAAGCATTTATTAGCCCGTTTTCACTTTAGCGTAATTAGCTTTGAACTACGCTATTTTTTGGGGTGATTTATAAATTCTTGATAAGTTCTTTTTTTGCGCTTCCACCCACTCATATATCTCATCGCTCTGTCAATCCGCCTAGTAACTTCCCACACATCCCAGTTCATCAGCCGAGCAATTTCATATTCTGCCATTCCGTTGTGATAATGAAGCATACATAAATCACCATCCCTACCTGTCATTTCTAACCTAGATTCAACCTCAGCTGCAATAATTTCTGGTTTAACGAAACTGGCTTCCCCCTTTAATGTGGAATGGTTAACTCGTTCTCCATAACCTTCGGGAGGAGGAACCCAATATCCTGTCTTTAACAATGCTAAATTATTTATCGCCCATTGCATTTGAAATTCGTTAAATTTGAATTGCCCGTAACTATACCAATCGTCAATCATAATTTCATTACCCATTATCCTGGAAATTCACCACATTTTAGGGCTTCGACAAACTCTATAAATTCCTTAGCTTCTGGAGTGTTAAATGGATGATTTGAAATCCATTCCCCTACTGCCTTGAGGGTCTCCCTTTGTGTTAAATCTCTTTGAGCTTCCAACATAGCAGAATCAGCATCTTGATAAATGCCTTCAATGTCCTCTAGAGTAAAATGCCCTTCAGCACTTTGTTGTAAATTATTAGCTTGCTTCTCTGCTTCTCTGGTAAACTTATTTCTTTCCTCAATTGTCAATAACCTTTCCATCTTTTACCTCCTTATCGCCATATTCTCTAACCTTACCTCTGATAGGGGGATAGACATCTCATTTGTTGACTCCCCGTATAACACGAAACTCGTTTCCCGAACTTGCTTTTGAATTTCTGTTCCGTTTAACGCCTTTTTGATTAGTCGCCTTGCCCAGTTAGTGTCACCTTGCTTATGCCCATACATCTCGCTCCAATCGAGTATCTCCAGAATCGTAGGCTTTCTGTTGAATATTGGGATGAAGGCCTTAATATCCTTTACCAATAACCCCTCTATCAATGAGTTTTCAATAGGAATCTCTTTCACCCTTTTCTTCCCTTTATGTGTTAACCGGTATTCTTTTTGATAAGCCTTCCGAACCTCACTATGATTTTGGTAATATGTTTTACGCCCGCTCATTCAAATCCTCTAACTTAGCTTTCAAACTTAACTGAATTGCTTCAAGGTCTTTGACTGTTAGGTTTTTGATTTTCCTGTTCTCCCGCTCCAGAACCTCGTCATACCCTTCACCATATATCTCGATTATTTTCCGCCGGTATTCAAGAGTATTTCCCCTGAGAATGACATTGCAGTAGTAACATTGTGCGTGGCAACCCTTTTCGGAGAACAGGTTCTCATTGTGCCGTCCTGGGATAAGATGTCCAGCCTGAAGGAGTTTTCGGGGGACTATACGAGAGCAGGTTATACACTTCCCATAATCGGGCAAACCTGTAGTTTTAAGGCAATCTCTTAATCTGATATACTCAGAAAACAACTTCCAGGTTTTCTTTTTAACGCTTGATATGGTTTGCCTTCGCTTCTTTATCTTCAACTTATCGCTCCAATAACAATTACAACTATCCCCAATGCTATCCTCAAACACCGTAAAGAATGGTCTCGAAGCCACGACTGCCCTGTCATTTCAGGTCGTGTGTATGCCCATAAACTTGATACGCCGTCTGCCACAAACCAAACCCCGATGCCAACTAGAATCTTACCCATCCTTCTTTATCTCTTTATCTATCAGTTTCTCAATGGCTAGACAGAGAGCAAGAGCAGGAGTTTCTGCTTCAGCATCTTCACTTTCCCACACGCTTTTCGTCAAAGTTACCCTTGCCCCAAATTTTCCGTCACTATAATTTTTAATCTCTACTCCATATCCTTCAATAGACAATTTTGGCACTAGCCACTCAAAACAGGCATCAAGGGATTCAGTAAAGTCAGGTAACTCACGATAAGCCATACCATCTTTTACCCAATAACCAATCTGCTTTTCTTCTTTAATAAAAGAACCATCCTCACCAACCAGAATTTTAGAGTAGTAATAAGGTAAATCGGGTTCATACCTAAACTCTGCAAATTCTCCCATTTTCCTTTTTAGTTCCTCATACATATTGCCCTCCTTTTCATCTTATCTTCCTGTAATCGGGGGCTGAGTTATATGCCACCCGCGCTATCTTCTTATCTGAAAACCTGCTCCCTATCCTCGAGGGAAGTTCCGAAATATCCTTGTTGGTGGTGACAACGGTCGCCCGGGCGGTCCAATACCTGGCATCAAGGATTTCATCGAACACCGATAGCTGCCATTCAGTGCCATACTCCACGCCCCAATCGTCTATAAGCAGCAGCGCAACCTCCTTGAACTTAGTGATGAGTTCCTGGTCCGTATGGCTGTCCATTGCCGCTTTAATCTGCGAATACATACCCGCTGAGTTGAGCATAATAACCGCTACTCCCCGGTCAAGAGATGCTTTGGCTATTGCATTGCAAAGATGTGTCTTCCCATTCCCAACGCCCCCATAAATCAACAGCCACACGAAGTTTGCTTCTCCGAGAGCAAGGTCGCTGGCATACTTGAAAGTGCTCTTGGCGCCTTTTACCAGCTTGAAGTTGTCAAAGGTCTGAGACTGGCTGTGTATCCCGCTTTGCTGCCAGCGATTTGTTACATCTTCCCTGTTTTTATAAGCCTGTGTGCTCTCCAGCATGCACCCTGGCGCCGGACAGACAATCGTTTTGGAATAATCAGGTAAGCCGTCAAGATTGCGAGGGTGAACTTTCCCGAATCCCTGGCAAACAGGACATTCAGGTGAAGGGACATATAATCCAGCTTCAGTCGAGATATTCTGGTTCTGGTGTGTAGTTCTTTGGTAGTTCTCTGCCTTTGCTCCCAGTTTTTGCATCTGCCCTCCACTTAATTTCGTTAGTCATCCAGTTCCTCAGCCTTGACTTCCATGCCCCTTTAGTGTGCTTGGTTTTCGGCCGGGACATATGAAAGTCTTTGCACCCCCGAATATGTGAAACAGAAAGATTCGGGAACTCCGCCAGGAACTCGCTTAGCCACTCCACATCGTTGGCTAACTGACTATTGCCCCATCCTGGAAGCTTCAGGAACTCGCTTACCAGCTCCTTCATTTCGTCTGGTAACTGAGAACTTCCTTCTTTCTTTTCTAATACTCCTGTATTAGTTTCTTTATTAGTATTCTCTTTCTCTATCTCTATCTCATTTGCACTTTCTACCGCACTTTGTTCCGCACTTTTTATCGCACTTTCCCTATGTGATTTTTGTCTTTCATATTCAGATTGATACTTCCCGAAATTGCTAATTTTGATGATATTTGTAATACTATCAACCTCAATTCGTTCTGTTTCCTGTAGTCTTTTCTTAGTTTTTATCCATCCTTTTAGGGGAATTTTCAGTATTTTTGCCAGTTGTTGGTCGGTGAAACCGACACCATCGGCTAACTTAATTTCCCCGGTATCACCATAGCGACCACTTCCAGCTAACGCTAGCAAGTCACTAAAATCGCCCCTTAATTCACGAGTCTCGTTACGGATTGACCCTTCTAACCACTTATCACAATATAGTTTTATCCAAGTTCGGCTACCCACCGGGCATCTCCTGCCTTAATTTAGAATCCTTACCAAAAGCCCATAGCGGCTCAGCATATTTTGAACCATCAAACAAAGGCCAAAGGTTGTTTTTCAAAAACACCGGTATTCCTGCCTTATCGGCAACCTTTACTATCTCCTCCACCCATTCAAGCTTCGGCTGAAGGGTCTCCCGTTTACCATAGGGCATTGGCGTGAGTTGCGGATATGTGCCAATCACTCCACCCTTAAAAGTCATAGCGCCGATGATGAGCCAGTCAAGACTTCCATTTAAGCCTGCTACTATGTTTTCAGTTGTGTAGGGGGTGCTAGTTTTCCAAGACAATAGGGGCTCAATAGATAAGAATTTGACCTTTGCTTCTATTTGGGATAGGTGTTTTGAAGCTGTCCAAGCCATTGATGTATCTGTCGCCGTCACTCCCACCCAGCAATTATCAGGGAATGGGCTCCACTTGATTAGGTTCTGCGGCTGCTTGGTGAGGAGATAGAAGCGGTGAGCTGGCCACTTTTTAATCATATCCAATACTGCCTGTGTCCATTGTTCAGGTATTCCAATCCCAAATAGGTCAGACATATCACATACGAAGATGCCTTTTGGAGTTTTAGGTGGATATACTAGTTCGCAAACCACGCCACCGATTGGCTGTAATTCCTTCAACCTCTCAGGCCAGAAGCGAGGATAGAAGGGATTCCATTCAGGTAATCCCTCAAGATGTTTATAGTAAGGAAGTGCCTCTCTAGCCCAATTAGTATTCGCCAAATACCTCTGCTTCAACCGCCCATTCGCTAACCTTCTGGCGTAGCAGTAGGAACAACCATTGAGACAACCGGTTATGGGATTCCAAGTATATCCTGGTGTCCCGTCTGGATTACGCACCCACTCAATCTTTGTGCGGTTCATTCTCCCGCCTTCGGATAAAGTAACGACAGTTCCTTTTCCATTTCCTCAATCAGATGTTTCGCTTGACCTTCGGTCAACTTCGAGACTGTTGCTACTTCCCAGCCAAATTTCTTAATGAGCTCTTTCATTCGCCCAGGCAGTTTCTCTTGAAGTTCCTTTAGCCTTTCCTTTTGTTCGGTGGTGATTGGGATATAATCAATCTCTGTTTCAGATGTTGGTATAGTCTTTGGAGCGGTTGTCGTAGTCTCTTTAGTTTCTTTTACTGCGGCAGTAGGATTTACCTGCATCCAGTTATAAAACTCAGTTGCCTTATCAAGAATATCGCTAATGTCTAATGTTGCGGCTACCACCAAATCCTTAGCATAAGCGAGAGCAAAGCTTCGGCGGCTTAACTCTAATTCCTCTGGCGATTTGCCTCGGTTAAATCCCTGCTGTGCCTTAACCGATTTGCCGTCTATGAAGATGTCGGTGACCTTATAGTTAGTCCAGTTATCACCTTGTTTAATCTCAACCTCAGCGTCTATCTCACCCACTTTGATATAGGGGGGTAATGTCTTCCCGAATACGCTGTATTTCTTGCCGTCAGCCATGAACTCCTGAAGCGGTATGTTCTTCTCCCCGATTGTTCTCGGTTCAAGAACCTCTTTGATTGTTAATTTTTGCCTCATTTATGCCTCCTTTATAAACCGTTCTATATCCTCTTGCTTGAACCTGCGGTCTCCTCTTGTTCCCAGACGATAGACAGGGAATAGTCCTTTACTGCTCCACTTCCTTATCGTGCCAGAACTGACACGCAAGAATTTCGCCACCTCAGTGATAGTTAGTAATTTCTCCATCACTCTATTCCCCACTCTTTAAGTTTGGCTTGCCACTCATCCCGAACAAACCAAGATAATCTACCTTCTTCATCTTTGCCTTGTTCTAAACTTGAATGAGACTTTATCCATTCCACCACTTCCTTTATCCCTGCCTTTTCCCCAATTGGGAATGAGTGAACTATGCCAGCCTCAAAGCCCTTAGAATATCCTTTATCTTCCCCAGCCTTGAAAGAGATTTCAGCTTGGGCTTTGAGCTTATCCCATTCCATATTAGATTCTAAAGTTCGACGGTCTTCATCGGTATATGCCCAATTAAATCCTTTGTAGTCTTTAAGTTTTTTATACTGTTTCTCAGTCTCATAATCTACAGCCCTTGCTTGCTTATAGGTCATTACTGTATCTTTAGCTTCCATTTATTCCTCCTTTTTACCGAATGCCTTTCCTCTAACGCTTGATATATCTTTTCCCTTTCTGGAGAGGGTTGTTCGAGCCAACCTCTGCATCCATCACAGAGAGGCTCTACTACCTCTATCCCGCTCGGCAACCTAACTTTCGTTTTTGTTACCGTTCTTATGCAGCGACATCCCTCACACCTTCCTCCCTTCCAAGTCGTGATAAGATTCGTATGGCACTCGCTGCCAACATGACGGATATTCCCGTCTTTGTCCTGATAAAGATAGAAATGCCCGGGGATATGTGAGCCACAGGCATCACAGTGCCACTCCTCATTATCCTCAACATCCAGAAACTCAAAAGGCCCATAGAGGTCGTTGAACTCCGCTATCTTCTCTTTATAAGTTCTCTTTTTAACTCTTTCCTTTACAATTACCCTTTCAGACATTGTTTAATCTCTTTTCTATAATTATTTGTCGTAGATTACTAATCTCTTTCTCTAACTTTTTAATATATGCCTTCACTCGCATATCTACTAAATGAAATCGCTTGTCTGTTATTAACTCTAAATTCTCAAGCCTATTATCATCTTTAATGCCGTTTTTATGATGCACTACTTCCCAGGGTAAAAGGCATCTATTTAGGTGCTTTGCCATAACTAAACGATGCTCAAAGACATATCCATCAGAGTGAGCCATTGGATGAAAGAAACTATCCTTTTCCATATAAACTGCAATATAGCCATCATTATCCTTTTTCCTTCCGCCTTTCCAATTTGGACTTTCCTCACCACACTGTTTTTTACCTCCACATAAGTGACAATGGGCTGATATATTCTTTTCTTTTATTACCCATCGTTCTTTTCCGCATCCCACACAGGCATGCCAAATATAGTTAGCAGGACTCTTATAACCTATCTCAGTGCCTTTTCTAATTTCGCCTATCTCTGGCATATTCTCTTTCCTTCTCCAGTAAAATTTCTAATACTTTTAAAACCTGCTTCATCGTGCCCACGATTCTAAGCACTAACATCTAAAACCCCTGCTTCTCCAGCATTGCCAATGCATCCCGAAGAGTAGCTGTCGCTGTAACACATTCCCCATGCCCTAACTGAGATAGAGATTTATGAAGCAAGGCCTCAACATCCTGGAGAACATCATCAAGAGTGTCCTGAGCATGAGTGTCCATCGGTGGCAATGTATAAAATTTTGTATATTCCATTTCCTTTACCCTCCTTTAATTCTTATGTTCCATAGCCCAACTGAACCATCCTATCCGAGCTTTAATTTTTGCTACTTCCCCTTGCTCTTGCTTTATAAACTTGGTATAGGGGAGCAATCTAAATCTAATCGCTTCCTTGTTCATCTCACCTCCATTAACTGTGCAGGAATTGCCTCATTGAAGTTTCGCCAAATACTCCCAATGTGCTCTTACATCTGGATGAGCACCATTTCCTTTTTTGATATTTTCATCGTCTTTCTTAATAAATTCGGAGGCTTTATTTGTTAACCATTCTTTGTTCTTATTTATAAGACTATGCCAACCATCAAAGTCATGTTCATATTGGGGATAAAGTAAATTTGCAAAGTTTTGTATTCTTCCGTATTCAATATCTCTGGACACACACAGGAAGTTTAAGTCTATCCAGCCAGCCTGAAAGCCAGTAATGCCTTGATGGTGGGAGGCATATCCGAAGCAGTCTAATAAAAGTTCTAATATCTCATCTGTTACTGTGGAATAATCATATTGCGTGGTTTTTAATCTATCTAGGTGGGCTATAATATCCTTTTTCGTAGCATTAAAATTAATCTTTTGTTCTTTGTTATTAACTTTCATCTAACCTCCATAAGTTGTGCAGGAGTATATTTGTGATGCTTTTGTATTACATCCTCAATCGCCAAGTTCGCATACTTTGTTGTCGTGGAGATGTTGGAATGCCCTAGAATCAACTGCAACGACCTTAAATCACCGCCAAGAACGAGGTATTGCCTTCCGAATGTGTGCCTTAATCTATGACCGCCTAACTTGGCGCCGGTAATGCCAATCTTGGTTAGATACTTCCTGACAATTTCATAAACGCCATTCCGTGTTAATCTCCCACGCTCACCGTGAAAGACATAGCCGTCTTCATAAGTGGGAAGGTCAAGTAACAATTTGACTACTGAATCGGAGATAGGAACTGTCCTCTCGCCAACCTTACCTCTGACCTTGATATAAGACTCTTTAATATCTTCTTTCCTCAATGAGACCGCTTCACCACTTCTTATGCCAGTGTCGAGTATTAAATAAATCAATGCCCTGTCCCTGTCGTTTTTAATGAAGATAGGCAACAGTTCAATATCACTCATTTCCAGCGTTGGCATAACTTTAGCCTTCACCTTCGGTGCATCAACATAACGCATCGGGTTTTTTACACCGCATCTTTTCTCCAGGAAGTTATAGAAGGTTCTATAGGTACTGAAATAGCAGTGCTTTGTCTCTTGTCCACCGGGGATAGTGGAAAGAACTGCCTCTATCTGTTCTGGTTTAGTAGGAAGTTTATCGGAAAACTCCAGCAGACGGGATAGTTGTTGCTGGTATTGATTTAAAGTCCTGATTGATAATCCTCGCAACTTCCGATTATCTAAAAACACTCTCACCGCCTCTCTCATTTTCATAATTCTTTCCCTCCTTTGAGGGAAATTGTGGACTTAAATTACCTAGGGGGTTTTTGCCAACATAAATACAAGATAGGTTGTGAGTTTTCATTGAGCAATCACCTTTTCCTGTTCCTTTAGCTTCTTAATAATGTTCGCAACTTGAGCATGACTCAGATGCACTATCTTCCCGATTGTTCTCGTGTCATACCCTTTGTTATGGAATTTAAGGATATTCTCATTTCGCCGTTGGATTCGTTTTGTTATCATTTATTTTGCCTTGATTGTGCGTTCATAAACTCTGCCGTCCTCACCCTCAAAACAAACCTTCCACCGCTCCAAACCATCGGGAAAATCAGATATTTTGTGAAGTAAAATCGCCTTACCCTCTGGTTTTTGCTGTGTGATTGGGTCTTCATAGATAGTAACTAATTCGTGAACCTTCATCTTACTCCTCCTTTTAATTGTTATCATCATAACATACCCCATTTATTTTGTCAAGTCCCTTTACAGATGCTTGCCAGAGAAAATAAAGAAAATCGCCCCTTCCTTTCAGAAGAGGCTTTAATCGCTCAAATTATTGATATTCATACTCCGTATAGTATTCTTCACATAAAGAGCTAAACGCTTTGTTTTAGCGAAATCTCAAGGGGAGATTGGTATTGTCTTCTTGGGTCGTGGAGGTTTGTTATGCAAGCTAAGAGCTTCTTTCAGGCAATCACAACATAAGCGAGCCTGTATAAAATTGGCGAGTTTAATAAAAGTAACAGGAACTTCGTTCTTCTCGCATCCATCACAATGACTGTGTTTTCGGAACCACATTTCTGGTTTCATTTATTCCCATTTTTGGCTTTAAGCCAGGTAAACAACTCGGTTGATACTCTGGTATTCGCTGTGGTTATTTCATTATAGTTATCAATTATCTTAGTCAGGCGGTCTTCCATGAATTCTCTATCTTTACGCAACTGTTCTGTGCTATCCTTGCGGTCCTGGCGATACATCATAAAGATGATAAACGCTAAGACCCCGGCTATTCCACCTATGCTGCCAATGTATTGAAGTATATCCATTTTATATCAAAGCCTCCACTATAAATTTAATTCCAGTTGCCAGTAGTAAAATCCCAACCGTTACGAACATGGCTAAAATGAGCTCCCAGAAGTCATACTGCGAAACTTCCCCCTCTAACTCATTCCATATTTCAAAAATCAAGAATGCAGCAAAGAGTAAGCCGGCTAACCACCAGCTAATGCAAACGCCTGCCAGGATTATAATAATCCCACACACCCAATGAATAGGCGTTGTCCACTTCCGCAGAGCTAATTTTATCTTTTGCTGCCTATTTCCACCCTTATTCATCCAACCCCAACGCCTCACTGACAACTGAACAGGAATAAACTCGGATAACTTCGCTATCTCATCTGTCGCAGTTCCATTGTCATAAACTCCTGGTTGCAAGATAGAGTCTCCTATCTGAGCCTTATTCTCATTGGCTAAGACATGGTTGTTTGAAAGGATATATCTCACTCCGTTCTTTCTTACCACCATCCCTAAAGTCCCTGCCGTTACTTGATAATGCCCAATAGACACTCCGCCAGGAGCGGGGCGGTATTTGGCTGTTCTATCGTCTAAAGCACGGATTACCCCTGTCTCTACCACATCAGTCTCTATGCCCTTAATGCCTGCCATATAATCCGTTAAGTAAACCTTGCCTGGGATTATATCTTTCAGGTTTAATGTCTCTATGGGGACTTTCTTGATAACGCCCACTACCACACAATCTCTCCCCGTGTTGATACCATTGGTTATCTTCTTCCCTCTCCCTACAAGGACTACTCCAGGTTTCTTGAACAGTTCTTTGGTTACAACATTCATATATCCTCCTAAAGATTGCCTTGAAAAATGACAAAAGCTTAACGATTAGAGCTTTCAGGTAGTTAGACTCAATAAGTGCGGAAAATGTTACTTCGCTTCAAGACAAGTGCAAGTGACAGTCCACTCGTCTCGGTTTTTCCCAATAGTCACTGGCTCTTCTCTCAACCCGACTGCATCAAACAGGACAGTTCTCTCCACGCCGTCTAACCCAATTAAAGTCAGTGGTTCTATACTATCGTCTAACATTTCAAGGTCTTTTATTTGCTGTGCTACTGTCTTATGGGAAATTGCCCCAGAAGCGATGGCTCCGCTAACTCCGACTTTAAGAGTCATATCAATCTGCCTTATCTTGCTTCCTGTGCTTGTTGCACCCGTTATTCTGGAGAGTAACTGCAGTCCACTTAATATCGGGCTGTAATTATCATCTGTCGTTGATAAGGTAAACTTAAATCTTATCCTCTCCGATGCCTTATTGATGGGGAATATGTCAGTATATTCATCGGGATAATTGCCACTTATCACATCGTTCTGTGTGCATCTTCCCAATAATGTCCAGTTAGCATCATCATCGGGGTCTCCATCGCCTTTCAACTGATAATAAACTGCTATGTCGCCGTCAGTTCTGACTTTGCTTGTTACCCTTAGTTCCTGAAAGTATTTATCCAGGTCGCTGAAGTTCGTTCTATACCAGGCTGTGATGAAATCCCCAGGCGATTTAAACTCATACCCTATTTCGCTTGTCGGGTCTACATAGGATATTGGAAGTATGATTGTGCTATTATAAAATCCTGCATTCCCACCTAATACGGCTTCATAAAACCAGAGTGCACAAGGATAATAATTATCGCTGTTGTACCGCCGTATTCTTATCTTCGTTATAGTTTGTGTACCACTAGCGGGTAAATTGTGGTAATGCCAGCCTACTGCCTCATTAGCACCTTGATAAACATCGTGCCAACCTGTATTATAATAAGCATCAATGTCTATCAAGTCTGTTTCACAATAAAGGTTTGACCAATACCCAATGCTGCTGCAAGCCACACCCGAATGTGTCAATTCTAGGTATTCAGTCCAGGAGTTGATTGGAGTTGCAGGGTAGAAAGTTCCGCTTATGCGGGATATATCCCCATCATACGCTCTTTCCTCATTAACCCAATCACTGGCAGTATGTCCAGTGGGTGAGGTTGTACCCCCTAAACAATAATCCCCTATATATAATTTCTTGCCCCCAACTGCGTTAGAGATAAGCAGCGGAAAGAATTCACTCAAAGTTTCTGTTACTTCATATATCGGATGCCATCTCCAATCTGTGTCATCTATGGTCTCCCAATGCCCGCAAAGGATTAAAGCCTGTGTATCGGTCTCCACTGTGATATACAAATAACTCTCATCACCAGCCAATCCTCTTATCTTGCCATCATACTTTGTATCGCCAATCGCAAATTGCAATGGAGAGATGTCAGTCGTCATACCATCGCTTATGTTGTATTCAAACAGTGAGCTAGTCCCGCAGGGAACATAAAGGCTATCCCCCCAGTAATACAGAGGATAGTCCACACTGGTATTGACTAGAGCATACAGTTTAGGAATCAGATTTATAACATCGCTTCCAGAAAGGTAATACACCATATCTTGCTTTCTGACAAAGACGGTATCTTCGTGGTCAACCAGCCCTGTTATCTCATAAGTATCACTGCCTACCGTATATTGTGTGGAAGGTGTATAATCATCTCCTGTTCCATTTATCGGTTTTTTCACATCTCTCATCGTGTTCTCGGTGTCTGAAAACCAGAACTTGCTATTGCCTATATTTGACATACACTTTGCTCCCATCGGAGTGCTGTCATAAACCTCATCGTTCTCGGTAAAAGTCCAGCCATCGCTTGAATACCACCAATGCTTGTCATATCCCTGCCCGATAAGTAAATAATCCTGATATACGCATAAAGCGGTGATAGTCTCAGGAAACTCCGTTGTCACCTGTATTCCCGCTGAATCTTCCTGGAATAAATATTTACCATAAGCAAAGTAAACCTTGCTGTTAAACTCTTTCATCGCTGCACACTCATCCAGCGTTAAGGAAGCATATTCGTTTCTTGCATAATCAATGAAAAGATAATTTTCAACCTCAGCTTCAGTGGCAGCCCCGATTCTCAATCTGGTAGCAGTTGCAGATAGCGTCTTCTCAACAGTTGTTTCGGTATAGGATGTTGCAGTTACTTCACTGCTATAAGTTACATCTGAAATCCCATCGTCAATATAAAGTCTGGCATGAGTTAATGTCCCGCTTTTCTTGCACCTAGCCTTTAGAGTGACTGTTATCCCTTTTGTGCCACTGGTGAAAGGTAAATCCCGATATATGCTTCCAGTAGTTGCAGTAAGAGTAGCAGAGAGATGGGCATTATAATCCGCCTTTATTTCATTCGCCAGTGTAAAACAGCTAGCCCATGTGGAGGCATCTGCCGAAGTTACTACATTACCTGTATCGTTATTCACGTGAACACCAGTCTGGCTTCTATGGGCGTTATAGTCAGCCTTTATTTCATTCGCTAGTGTTATAGCAGTGGCTAAATCAACAGCATTAGCACTGGTTACTGCATTAGTGGTATCAGCAGTATTATGATAGGTCGTTGAGACCCTATGGGCGTTGTAATAAATTTTTATATAATTAACTAATATCCTTAGACTAGTAAAATCATAAGCATCGTGGCTAGTTACTATATTTACAGTGTCATTTACCTTATGCACCAGTGTTCCGCCACTTAACTTAACCGCATAATCGCCGTTATAAGCATCATCGCCAGTTGCCTGCTCTGCCTTGCCTACTATTGTCCAATCAGCAGGAATAGCACCTTCCCACTCCTCAAAGTTGGGATTCTTGATTGCCCTATTTACAATCGCACTAATGTTATTATCGGTAACCTTCCCGCTTAATATGACTTTCCCTTTGAACCGTGCATCGGTATTGATTGAGCGATAGTATTTATAAAGGCTTTCAAAGAATAAATCCTGTAACCCGCCTCTCCAGTCCGATTGCTGTGTTACGATTTGCTTTTGAGGGGAATAACTGGAATATGAGGCTTCGCCTGTAATCATAGAAGCAGGAAGTAATGAGAGGTCGGTAAGCGACCACATTTTCTTACCGGCGGATTCATTGAGCTGATAACCGTATTTCTCACCGTCTTTCTCAAAAGTCACATCATAAGGTCTCATCGTTTCCTCCAGATTGCTTTAGGAAGAGTAACTTCTCTAGGCCACAATGCCTTAATTTCTGCCTCATAGTCCTCAAGGGTCTTGTTCTCTTTTGAAAGGTCTTGAGTGAGTTTGTCTTTATCCTTCTTATTTAGTCGTTTATAGTCTTGTGCACTATAATTCTTCATTCTGCCCAACTCCAGTCAATCGGGATTCTATTTACCAGCGATGGCATAAACTTGTGAGTTATCCGATACCAGAAGTCCCACTCCCATTTATCTGCTAATGCTCTAAAGTCAGCTACCTCACTGGAGTCAATGGTGGCAAGCACAGCCTTATATAGATTAGCAGCACCTTTCAAGGCAACAATCTCAGCTTGCTCGTCTGTGTCAAGTTCGGTGGTGGCATCAATGGTATAATCCTCCCCACTAGCCATAATGTTTGTATCTAAAGTAACATCAGAGGTAGAGGTATATGCAGTAATGTAAGCGTAAGTATCATCTGTGCTATTCCAGACTTTCCGCCCAACATCAGCAGCCACAAATTGGTTCTTGGTAGTATCTATTAAATGAAGGGATGTGGTAGCAGTTGCAGACCCACCCTTTGCGGCAACGAACGCCGTGAGTTGTGATTGCCCCACACAGAGTATCAATTCAGTGTCCTTGACATTGGCGTAGAACTTGGCGTTATCCCCCGTGATAACCTTAAAGGCGAGTGTCCTGTCAGGCATCAAGTTCTTGGCTATCAGGTATTCATCGTCTTCATCCCATTCGTCATCAGTTCCCCCTGCTAAAGTCGCAGTTACCGTTGTTGAATCATTGTCGGTAATAGTTCCATAGCTACCATCTGTCTTGTTGTAAACGATATGCCCGATAAGCTCATCATCATCCCAGTCTGCATTACTATCCGTTAAGGTAGCACCAGTAGTCGTTGTATGAGTTCCTGTGTATGCCTCTTGAACATAAAGTTGTTCGGGTATGTCGCTGAATGTGTCCCCGATAATATCCGATATTAGATACTCCCTATCCTCGCTTCCCTGCCCTAATAGAACCCCCGTAATCCTGTTGTAGAAATACGGGTAAGAATCAACCAGAGCACGGTTTAAGTGAACCATTTTATCGGCAATGCAGAAACGGGACAACTTGTATGCTTTGGCTGTAGCCACCTGTGCAGTAAAAGCTTCCCAAACGGTAAGAGTGCCTTCTGGCGAGAGGAATGTCTTTACCATCCTCTCCTCTAAGGCGACTATCATATAAAGATACTTGTCCTTAAACCAGTCATCAGGGTATCTTGCTAGAGAAGCGTCAACCGCCGTTGTATAGTCAACATCATCACCTGCACTTGATGTTGTGCCAGAAACGGTATCGCCGATTATCTCGTCTAATTTTGTCCGAAGTGTTGATAAAGTTTTGCTCATTAAGTCACCTCTTTTACTATTTCAAAGACATACTCTGGCACTTCAACGTGAGAGCCTTTCGTCAGAAAGGCGTGGGCTGTATATTTACCCAATATCGCTGTTGCAGCAGAAGTGTAATCATAGGTATAGATACCAGTTTCGCTGGTTTCCATAGTTTGTCCATCTGCTGTCACAAGTTGCCCGCTTGGGTCTTCTATGCCGATAGTATAGGTAGTAACATTGGTCAACTCTCCGTCTTCCCAGAATCTCGCCCTTATTGGCACTGTTGCAGTTCTCCTATATTTATCCATTTCTTCTCCCTATTTCTGATTTGTAAGTAGGACTTTTGTCCATCTTTGCCTTATATTGAGGATTCCGAGACATCTCAGACTCATAAAGAGTATAAGCATCAAGGATTGATTTCGCATTTATTCTTGATAGTGGTTCCCCGATAACTGTGGCTACCCCAGTAATAAGACCAGCCAGCTTCTTCAGAATCTTAGTTGCTCCTGAAACCGCCGCCACACCTGCCGAGATTCCCGCTATCTTCTTGGTAACTGGTAGATTACCGACTACCGAAGCCACTCCACTAACGACCCCTGCAAGATATTGAATATATATTCCGAACAGGTCACCCCTAACCGATGCTATTCCGGTAACAGTCCCAGCTATTCTACGGCTGACTTTCGCAATCCCTGAGATAGAAGCTATCCCACTGATAGACCCTGCTATTTTCTTAGTGATAGGCAAGTCACCCGCAACAGAAGCAACTCCAGCGATTAAACCTGCCAGAGGGCGGGTGTTAATGACTTGGTAAGTGTATCTATAGGCACAATCGCCAGCACCATCCTGCCAACCGGAAGCGACAGAATATATTGTAACTTGCTCATTGGCCTTGACATCTGAAGATTGAAACCAAACAACAATTCCATTAGAACTATTCCCCCCAGAAAAGTCCACTGAAATTCTGACTTCCTCATTTATATTTACGGGAGTGTCAAAAGTTACTGTATATAGGACAACACCTGTTGTTAAAGTATTGGCATTTCCAAATATCTTTTCGTTGATTATGGTATTGTCTAACTTTCTGATTCTAAAGGTTACATCTCCTGTGGGAGAACCAAACTTAGATAAGTAAAAGGAGAGTGTGTTGACAACTCTATTGGAGATTATTAAGCGTTGTCCTGCTCGGAGGAAATAGGTGGTATCGCCACCTTCCAGAATATAATAACTATCATACTGTGTTTGCTCTACACCCTCAAGATAATAATGTTTCGCCAACCCAGCCACAGAAGCAACACCAGCGACACTCCCAGCTAATTGACGAAGGAAATCAACCAACTTGCCTTCAACAGAAGCTATACCAGTAGAAATTCCAGCAAGATAAGTTGTTATTTCATCGCAGATGTAGATATGCCCAGTATAGAGACAATATGCTGAGGAACTATTCCCCAGGTATGCCATATCATAGGCGAGGTTGCCGAAAATATCATTCTCTCCATCAAAGATGACTCCAAAGTCTGCCCAGTTAGCACCATTATCTATAGAGCACCAGATATGCTTTTCACCAGTAAGAAAAGCAACACCATTTCCCGTAGTCTCCATACATATAACATGGTAGCTAGTAATTGCTCCAAGGTCTGTCCAATTTTCACCGTAGTCTATGGAGCGGAAGACATGACCATTATTATCGCCTAATGTGATAATACCATTCCCAAAATATGCTGCACTACGAAGTGTAGCATCAGAAATATCATCAACTTTTGTCCAAGTAAACCCATAGTCTGTTGAACGCCATACTGCACTGGGATTACTCCAAGCCTCTTCAGTAAATATGACGATGCCATCACCTAGGTATCTTATAATTTGAACTGCATTATTGCCAAGAAAATCAAGTTGTGTCCAATTAACACCATAATCAGTTGAACGCCAAACCACACCATAATCATCACCAACTATGACAATACCATTCTCCAGATATTCCAAAGCCATAGAGTAAGAAGTAAGAATTGCACCTAAGTCTGTCCAGGTTAAACCATAATCTATTGAACGCCAGATGTGGCTGGCATAATCCCCAAATAGAGCAATCCCATTCCCCAAATTTGCCATAGAACGCTGTGGGATTCCATAACCTCCAGTTACGCCTCCTGTGCTAATCTGCCCTAAGTCTGTCCAGGTTAAACCATAATCAGTAGAACGGAATATATGACCATAATTATTATCAGTTACTCCCCCGTTTCCAGCTATGACAACACCATTTCCAAGTGATTTTATAGCCGTGAGACAATTTCCGACAAATCCAACATCTGTGCAGGATATTTCTTTCGAGGTTGTTATTATTCCAGCAAGACTAGCAACTCCCTGAATAATCCCAGTTATCTTTTTAGAAATCTTGGCTATTCCAGAACAAGTGGTTACTCCATTAGAAACTCCTGCTAGATATTCTGCTGCTGCTTCCTGCAAATCTAGGTTCTCAACATCTATATCAAGATGGCGAGCCAATGGTTGGTTATTTGTGTTAACAGGGAAGATATACCTGAATTTATGGTCTGCGTGGAGGGTTAAGGCTAAGTTATCAAAATCCCCATCCTCGGCATTCCCTGCATCCCTTTTTGCTGTTGTGCTATAAATCCCACATTTAAGACTTGTCCCAACTTTCTTAACAAGTAAGTAATACCAAGTGGAGATAGCACAGGTATAGGTATCGAGGTAATTATCTCCAAGATAAGTTTCATTCAAATAAATTGTATATACACTGGGGAAGGAAGTTGTCCGTGCTATTATTATATTTATGAATGTTTTGTCAGCGACCTCTAACCCATAGACATCGTCAATATCATTTGATAGAAGGTCTATCGCCCCGTTAGTATAACCACTAGGGGAAGATACTATTTCTACATCTATCTTATGCGTAAAGTCGCCGAAGTGGTCAACGCCCCTATCCTTATAGAGATAGGCATCTTCATTCATATAGGCATCAAAGTCAATATGGTTTGTGCCTACCAGTCCGATATGGCTGTTATCATCTAACTCTTCATAGGTGGTAAAGTCTTCTACTGCCATAATCTAATCCTTAAAAGGGGCAGCCACTTATGAACTACCCCTCATTAAATCCTCCATCTTTACCATTGTGGTTCTTCTTTCTCCGTGTGGGAAGAAAACCAGTTCGGTTATGGGAAATCTTACCTCGTCATCTGGAGAGGGAGTTACGCCATTTATAATAACAGCCGAATTTGTAAGCCATCTCCTAATCTGACTATTAGATGCTCGCCCAGTCTTCTCCCTCTCAACAGAATTAGGCAAAAACTCAAGCCCCTTGAGAAACTGGAACGCTGTCATATTCCCTAGTCTTCGGTAACATCCAGATCCCCAACCGCAAATTTCGCCGTGTCTCCAGAGTCTATGGTCTTGTTGGTCGTCAATTCAGCCCAATAGAGCAAGTTACCAACAGTTAGGTTGTCAAAGATACCAAAAGCACACACTGTGCCCCAGCTTGCCGTAGCTTCTGTAAAGGTTATCTCTGTACCGTTAGCTTTAGCTCCTGAAGATGCGTTAGGCCAGTTGGTATAATTATTGACAACTGTTGCCCTCGCATAAGAGCCATCTGTACACTCTGTTCCCCCACCAGCATCACTTGGGTCTGCTGTGTATAAAGCTACATACACATTAGCTGGTGCTGTGTAGGCAAGATTGCCTAATACATGGTCTAATACCTCTAGCTCTAAGAAATCGCTTTTTGAACCTGCCATTTGTTTACCTCCTGTATTTATTTTATATTTACAGTGAATAATTCACTGGTAGATTCCTATAAATTATTCCAGTTTGCCAATACCTCTTACATAGAGGGTCTTATCACCTGTAGTTTGGGTTGTATCGCAGGCAATCTTTATCCATTCAGCACCACCGATAGGCACTATCCAAGTATAGTCTCCAGTCCTGTCAGTAGCCGCTAATATTTTCTTATCATTGCCACTTGCGGGGTCGGTCACATAAACAGGGTAGAATGTGCTACCGTCCTTAGAGACTTCTGGCGAAATCTTACACAATGTTAAGGCACTCGCAGGTGCTAAAATCATCAGCTCCTTGAAGCAACCCCCAAGATTAACCGCTGCAGAATTATCAGCATCTACGCTGATGTCTATTGTGACTGTTAGCCAATTACCTATTCTTTCCATTTAATCCTCCTATTTTACGTTCTGCCACTTGCCGCCCTTCTTCCTCATATGCGGAACTTGACCCTCGACCCTGCGTCTCAATTCCACACTTGCCTCATGCGTTTTTATCCTATTTTCATGGGCTTTCTCAGCTTGCTCGATTACTTCTTGTCTTTCTTCTTTTGGTACGCCTTGTTTTTCTAACACGCCCTCCATTGTCTCCTGGAGTTCCTGCTTCCCCATCTTGTACAACGGGATTATCGTGCTCCGCTTGTCCTTCGGGTTCAGAAATATCGCCTTCTGTGTTGGGTCTCTCTTGATTATTATGTCCATGTCTCCCCCTGATTTCGTCTATCTCCTTGCGTAACCTTGCATGAATGTTCGGCTTGAGTATCTTCTTGGCATTCATCAGTTCTTGGTTAAACCTTAGTCCCATTCTTCCCCTCCAATAGTTTCTCTACTATGTTTGTTAATTTCTCTATCTTCGCCTCAAGGTTCTCTATCTTCTTGTCTCCCTTTCCCATCATCTTGTCAACAAGCCTCTGCCCTTTCCTCTCAATTGCTTTCTTTGTCTTTATACAAGCATCAACTTCCTCCTGTGTGTCATGCCATTTATCACATCCAGGACAATACAACTTAGGATTCGCTGGCGGTGACAATGTGTATCCTTCCGCAAGCGTGATGTCGTAAACCTTGCCGTCCTGCCTTTCCCGATGCTGCACTATCCTCTCTACCTTCCTGCCATCGGGGGTATAGTATATTTGCTTGCGTGTATTGTCCCATACACCACCAAGCCCATAGCCTCTATCCTGTAATTCTTTCTTATCCATCTCTAATCTTTATTGACCACCACTGATTCCAGGGCAAAAAGCCCGCTTCTCTAAGGTAATCGTTGAACTTCTCGCTATGGTCGTAATGCTGTGGTATCTTGTGTTTGAAGTCGTTTGAGTGATAAAACCCTGTGCCTGGCTTTGTCTGCTTCCCTATATCAATAAGGAAACTCCGTAGGTCCTCAATATGCTCCAGCGTAGAAATCGCTATGATGTAATCGAACTTGCTATAGTCTGGCTTTCTGGTTGTAAAGGTTACATTCTTTAGTTTGTACTTCTTTTTAACGAAGTTAGCAAAGTCTATCGCACACTCATTTATGTCATAGCCCACAACTTTATTTCCGTTCTTGGCCAGCTTCATAGCTATTGCACCTATGCCACAGCCAATATCAACAATCCTCTTACCTTTTAGGTAGCTCACTGGTACAAATCGCACATTCTTATACGACGGTTGCATAATGCAATCAATGTCATCCAGGACATAATCCTCATTATGTTTATAGAAATCCTCTGGCTTACCTTTCCACTCTGCGAAAGTTCTTGCCGTCTTACTGGAAGCATTCCTTACTTCTTTCGTTATGTCTCTGCCAAAATATTCACGAGCATCCTCTAAGATTGTGGGAGCTATCGAATCCGTGTTCTGTATGGCTTCCTGTGCCCAGTATATCCTCTTCTTCTCGTGCCCTAGCTGTATGCCGGTATGAGCATAAACCTTCTGCCCGCTTGCCCTTACTTTATTACAGAAATCATAGTCCTCAGAGAGATACACCTTTTTCTCAACATCCGCCCCGCTCTCAAAGAACGGGTAGCACTCAAACTCATTGCCTGGATGCAAGAATGGCAGGTCAAGTTCCTCTATCATCTTTTCAAGAATTGCCCTTGATATTCCCATAAACCCTGTTGCAAGATAATCAATTTCCTGTATGCCCCCATTGATGTTTAATGGTCTGTTTAGATTATGGCTCGCCAGAAAACTCGCCCCAGAAACAGCATACAACCCACCAACAACGGAATATCCTTGCTGTAATGCCAGTAATAGCTTTTCTATGTCCTCTGGTTTGAAACAAATGTCTCCATCAAGGAATATCATATAGGGAGCATTCTTTTGAGTAAGGAAGTCATAACAGGCACGACATCTTGACCTTGCTATCAGTGCATCCCCTGATATAAATGACCAATCAAATTTATGGTTGTTTTCCTGATATAGGGCATTCACACAGGTAATAGTCATATCTGTTACAGTCCCAGCCGAGCAAGTGTATAAAATAAAATCCATAATTCCTTTCAAGAAAGATAGGGGGAGAATAAACTCCCCCTATTTATTAGCCTTCTGATGCAGGATTACCGTAAACATAGTCTACGATAAAATACCCAGCATCAAGGTCACCAGGAGCACCACCACCACCTATGTTGATACCTAATACATCGTCTTTGGCAAATGTGTATTGGGTCTCAGTCAGAGCTATTGGCACACCAGTAACCGTGTTTACAGAATCAATACAATTCAATACGCCAACATTCGTGATTGCTGACATATTGGTCATATTTACCAGCTTAAACTGTTTGTAGTTAGTGGTATTGCCAGTGAGTCCTGTCTGCATAACCACCTGAGCAGCAACAATCTCTCCAGCTTCACGCCACTTATAAACCGCTTGCTGGTCTGTAGTAGCTAAGACATTCGTGAGGGTAAATGGCCCGATAACCAATGTCTGTGGGCTCATATATGGAAACATACTGTTTACCTCCTTGAAGTATTAGCGGTTTTTACGAGAGAACCGCCCAAACTCTTAAACTTACGCAGGTGTAGCAGCGTCTGCCATACACTTAACAACCCAAGCGTTAAGGTAGTTGGCAGCGCCATACTCACCAACAATGTTCAGCTCTGTGGCTCGCAGTGAAGCGTCATACTCTGGTACAACATCCCAGTCTTTAGCAGTTACCAGGATAATGCTTCCACCCTTGCCAGCAGAGAAGATGCCACCAACAGCATCATTAGCCGCAGTACCATGTGTCGTTCCGATGATGATGTTTCCATCTTCTACGATGTTCATCCCGAACAGCCTGCCAATACCATAGTTTCTTATGATGTCATCCGTGAAAGAAGTTCCGATAGGTGACACGGAAATGTTGGTATTAGCAACCGCCAGGTCTATGCCCGGTGTTAATGGGGTTACTACATCCACTAGGTCAAGTAAGGTATAAGGGTGATGCACTACAACATAAGGTTGCGGTGCAGGGCCACCAGCACTTACAGCATTACCTCGCAGTAACGCCTGTGCAGCAGCCAGGTGCCCCATTGTAAGGGTAGTAGTAGTCGCACAAACAGTAGGTGTGCCACTTACGAATAACGCTAGTAATGTCGTATCCCTCAAGAGAGCCATTGCATCGCCCAGTATCCTACCAGCGGCAGCCTTGACATCCTCCTGGTCGTCACGCACTAGCTTGTCGGTTAAGAGTATCTGACAACCGTACTCTGCTGGCGTGATTGGTACATTGGTGTCTGCCATTGTACTCGGTGAACTCATGTCAACGCCCTCTGAAAGAGCACTAGCGGTGACAACTCCCCAGTATGGAATATTTACCGTAGAACCCTTGTGAAGTTCCTTGCGGATATTCCAGACCAGACCAGCCATCACAGACCTGAATTGCTCTATGAACCTGGCTTCGCTTATAACTGTAGGGATAGTATCCGCTAAGGTTGAAGTTTTGGTAATAGCCATGTTTTTTCCTCCCGTTTAGATTCCCTGCTCTCGTCTTACCTTGAGATATGCAGCCCTGATTGCAGGGTTATCAGGGTCTTTTATGTAGGCATCTCTAACACTCTCAAATGTACTACTGGGAGCGTTCGGCCCGCCAGTCTCGGATTTTGTTACTCCAGATTCCTTGAGCTTTTGCTGGATAGTTTCGTCAATCTGCCTATCCGTCTGTGTTTTCCGCTCCTTGCGTAATATCTTTAATGCTTCAACAGCACTGTCAAGATGCAAAGTCTTTTTCACAGCGGGATGTTCCATATCCCAGCCCATCTCCTCGATTATCCCCTGTGCTAATACGGCAGCCTTTAACTCTTCAGGGTCTTGCTTGACTTCAGGCTTTGTCTCTTTTGGTTTTTCAGCCCGCCTTTGTTTGAGGTCATCAAGATGACTTCGCCTTTGAGGTGGCTCAATGCCCTGTGTCCCTCTTATCTCTTCGAGGTAATCAGCTTGCATTGCGTTGTATTCCTCTATAGAGTCTAGCCTTTGTGCTAGTGCAGGAATGGTATCGAGAACATCCAGCTTACGCTCTCGGTCTGCTATTCTGGATTCTTTTCTTTGACTGTCTTTGTAGAGGTTCTCAAAACGCTCTCTCTCTGCCTTTTCGACAGTGAGTTGAGCTTGTAAATCCTCTGATGGAGTTTCCGCTTTTGGAGTCTCCTCCGCTGGAGTTTCCGCCGGCGTTATCTCTTTTTCTTCGTTTTCCATTAAAACCTCCATTTTTGGTTACGCCTTTAAAAGGCTTTTCCAATATCAGTAAACTGCTATCGACCTAAACAGTTAACTTGCTTATGAATTTTCCCCTTAAAATTTAATGTTATGCCAACGATTAGAACTTTAAGGTGGGTAGACTTGACAAACGGTTAAAAAGTGATAGAATTAAAATATGGATGCTATGTCAGTATTGTATGCAGTTTTGTTTATATTCTGTTCTTATGCTGCCATCAGAGCAGAGTTAAACGATAAAGGTTAGTTACTCACCCAAATTCGCCAATGCTTCTACAGCAATTTCAGTCTTTAACTTATCTATTTCGTCAATCAATCGCCGTTTTTCTTCTGGTGATATATTAGGGTCAGCATATATTAAATCTTCCTTCTTCCGTAATTCTGCTAAATCCCTGCTAACCCTCCGTAAATATCTAGCTGAGGCAGAATAAAAATCTCCTGTCTCCCAATCATATTGGAACAATAACTCAGGGTGCTGAGACTTAAATTTCTCATATTTATCATCGCTACCAGTCTGGAGATATTGTTTCAGTGCCTGCTCATTCCCCGTATATTCTTCAAGTGTTTCATAAAATCTATTGACACTTTCGCCAGATGAGCCATAAGGGTTACGCACAACAAGAGCCTTAATTACTGGTCTATCAGCAAGCGTGGATGAAGGTTCTGGTATATCGGGACTAATACCAGTCCCCTTTAGAATCTCATCCAACCCACTCACAGCATACCTTCCCAATCCCCCAGTCCAACCATTTATTGTATTATCAATCTTGGCTGGAGATAGATTCAATAATTCCCCTATTTGTTTTGAGGTTTCAGATGTGTATTCGGTATATTGCATCTGCTTCGGCAAATCTTGCCTGGAAACAGGAACTACTGGTCTACCTAAAAAGAAGCTATAATTTGTCATTCCCTCGATGATTGGCAATAAAGCAGTTGGCAAAAAGCCAGGACTCCCAACACTCACTGCATTCTCAACCCAATCATCAAACATCTTTGGGTCTTTGTTGTCCAGGTATTCAAGGAATCTCTCTGGTCCCGAACCAAAGATTAACCCCAGCTCAAATGGCTTTGGTATTCTATATATGGTGTCATCGGTCATAACAATCCAGAATAAATCCTTCTGCCATTGCGGAATTTCCTTCCATCTAGGGTCACTCCTATTACGGGTATAAAGTAATATAGAAGGCAAGGTAATCCCTGTAAATACCTTCAGGCTAGTTCTCAATGGTGCTTCCTTAAATGCCATACCCATTCTAGCCCATCCTCTGATATTGGCATTAAAGAAGGCTATCATATTATTCAAAGCTCTGGTTTTTGCTCCAATTTCCGAGAAATCTAATGAGACTTCCCTGGATGCTATACTAGGTGCAAAAGGTTCCTTAGCTTGTTTCAATCCTAATTTAAACTCGCCCAGTCTGGTGGATTTTTCTGTCCATTCACTTACTGCTCTTAATGCCTCCATCGGGTTTTTCACATATTGCGTGAATTTCTTGCCCTCCACGATTTCAGCAAAGGATTTTCTTAAATATGTTCTATCTAGAGATACCATCATTGCGTGGTCTGCTCCAGATGCTCGGTATAATAAATAATCACTGTCTTTACGTAAAAGACTTGCCAATCCTTTTATAAAGTCAATCGGCGGAATAAATCCATACTTGGAATAGCAGAAGGCAGTCATCACATCTCTAATCGGATTTCTAGCCAATGCAAAGTCTGGGCTTAATGTTGCTCCTGCCCTCAACCACTTGGCAGGATAACTCAGCATCTTGGCAATCATACCTACTGATTCAGTGTCAAGAGCCAGAAGTCCTTTATATAAATCGGGGTCAACCATAAAATGCTGTTTTTGACCATCTACTAAAACCGTTACTATATTATTTTCACTGAACATTGAGGGGCGGAAGATATTAAAGACCTTTTCGGTTTCCTCAACAGTTAATCCTTCAAGTTTAATACCTAAGTCATCGGCTGTAACTTGTGCGACCCTGCTCATTGGTGTAGGAATCTTCTCAAATAACTTGGCGAGTTCAGGGTTTTTATCAGCAAGGTTTGCCATAAGGATACCAACTTGATTCCTGTCGGCAGCACTTATTAAGGTATGTGTATTCTTGATAACAGACTCCAACGGATTTACAATCTCTCTTTCAGAACCTCTTATCCGTTTTAGGGGAGATGCAATGCTTGCCAGTTTCTTCCCCATAAATCCTTTAGCCTGTAATCCTTCTATCACCCGATGGAAAGGAACATAGTATTCGTATTTTGCTAACTTATTGAATAAGTCCTCACTTATCAGCCCCATCTCTTGAACATACTTTAATAGGTCTCGCTGATAGCCATATAACTCCTGTGCCACTTTGGGGAAGTCAGGATATTTACTTTCTAACTCCCTGATAGCGATTTTGGCATCCTGTTCAAGTATCCCAGTAGCAATATTCCTTTTACCTAACTCAATTGCCCTTCTGGAAACAAGATAAGCATTAAAATCCTGCCATTTGCCAGGTTGAGATATTGGTTTGAGTATTTGAGTTAATCCCTTCCCCTTAAAGTCTGGAACGACCTTATTACCTACAACCTTCCAGAATTTCTTGCCAAAAGTCCCACTATCAAGGAATAGATTGGCTTTGCTCATATTCCCCCGAAGTAACCTTGCCCAAACATAAGGGTCTTCTTCAATGTTAAACTGCATACCTTCTTTGCGGGCAACATCCATAAATTGCTTCAACGGGTGCAAGTCGTCAGAGACATCAGTGAGAAATTTATGAATACCGCCAGACATTCTTTCGCCAACTCCAAGTTTTTCTTCCTCTAACGATATTTGGCTGGAAACTTTAGCGGTTGCTGGCATTTGTAGCCAACGTTCATAATCACCCCGTGCTGATAATAAGGCATCCCTTACCTCTGGGAAGGATTCCAGTGTATTCTCAAAATACTTATAGAACTTTGGTGCTTCAAGTCTAGCTTTTGTTGGCTCTGTAACATAAAACCTTACAAATTCTGAAAATGCCTCACCTGCCGTCTTTTTGCCAGCATATTCCTTTAGAAGTGTTGATGTCTCAAGACCACTTATCTTTGTGGAGAAAGTGTTAGGTATCTTCTCATCCAAGAAATGCCCAACCTCGTGGCTGATTGTCTGTATATCCCCCTTTTTGAATCTGATAATCTCCCGCTTTACCTTGTAAATACCACTAGCCTTGCCCTGATAATGCCCTCGCCTGATACTAACAGCCAATCTATCTGAAAGTTCTTGTGCAATGGCAGAACGCTTGACAACCTTTTCAGCTTCACTGACTATCGTCTTGGCTGTTGGTCTAATCAAATTCTTGGGATTAAAGTGTAATTCCTTTGCTGGAATAGTTTCTGTTATTTTGGGGACTTTCTTCATCTCGTCAAGAAAAGCTTGGTTAATATCTGTTGCTACTTTACCCATTGCAGTAACTTTTGTCTCAACCTGTTTTATTGTTTCCTCTATACCAGAAGTCTTGATAGATTTAGCAATATCATTGGCAGCCTGCAACTCCGCTCTTTCCAATCCTAAATCCTTGCGAGTTCCAACACCTACTGGTAATCTGCCTTTCTTACTTAATAGACTATCAATCTCGGCAATTCTGGCATCATAAGAAACTATCTGGGCATCTAGTTTTGCCATAGGAGTGACACCCGTAGGTTTTATCTTCGTGATAAGTTTACCCACATATTTGAACGGAGCTTTAATCAGCCATTCAACTGCCCTATCTAATGCCTCTAGTGGCCACAGTCCTACTCTACCAGTTTTCAGCCCTATTTCTGCGACTCTACCTGCTCTTGTGCCAAGTCCAGCCATTTCTGCTGCTTTAACACCCATTGTTAACCTTGTCGCTGCAACTCCTGGAATCAGGAATGCAAGAATCCACATCGGGTTCGTTACTTCGCCAAGTATCTGACGACCCATCGGCAAGTCAGCATAGGTAGCCATTAAATTAGCTTCAGAATATAGTTCGTCTTGTGTTGGTGTGGTAGTTGCAGTTCCACCACCTTTCCCTATAGGGTTATTATTATAGGCATCAAGAAATGTCTGTTCTTTTTCAGTTCTACTTTCAGGAACTTTCCCATTAATCTGTGCTGCATTCCTATCCATTGACCAATAGACATCACCCACCAATCTCCAAAATATGTTCCGTTGTCCAGGAGATAAATCAACTTCGCCCTTCTCATTCACCGCTGGCGTGGGAGGCAATGGGATACCCATAGCTTTCTGCTTTTCAATGGCTTCCCTTAAATCTATCGCCACACCGGTAGAAGGTTCTGTAGGTGCAATAGTTGGCGACACTCTAGGAGTCTCAACTTCGAGTTTGGGGAAACCATATATCTCTATCTGATTAGCCTTTTTCAGATACTCATTAGCTTTGTCATAATTACCCTGTCCTGCCCAATACATCGCCCATTGCTGATTTACACCAGCTTCAACCTTCTCTGCATCACTCACACTAAGAGAAGTTGGTATATTCCCAATAGGGAAGACTTGTTGAAGAGCCTTCTGTCGCATTGAAGCATTTTGCTTTTGAAGCCAATTTTGTGCCCAGTTGAACTTGGATTCATATTGACTTTTTATATTTTCAGGTGTGGCAGGTATGCCATAAGATTCTAATTGAGCTTGAGCCCTTCGTTGTGCGTCTGTCTCAATCTTCTTCAGGACATAGTCCTGTTGAGCCTGCTGTTGGGCAATCTGAGTCCTTTCCATATCTTGTTGTCGCTGCTCTTCTTGCCTTTGACGCTCTGCTTCAAGATTCTCTTTAGCACGTTGACCTTCAGCCAATGCAGTTGCAGCGTCTGAAGCCGCAGGACCCGCAGATTTCGATACCCACGAGGTGAGTTTCCACCACTCCATTATAAAACTCCTAATTCTATTCGCTGTTTAAGTTCTTTATTTTCTTTCATTAAGTCTTGAATCCTCTGTTCCTTGCCATCAAGATAACCCTTCAAATAACCATCTTGATAACCTTTATTATGTTCCTTAATATGTTCACCTGATGAACCAGATAATTCCAAATTCTCATTTCGGTTATCATCCCTGATACCATTCTTATGATGCACTACTTCAAAAGGCATTAAACATCTACCTAACTTTTTAGCCACTACAAGACGATGTTCCATTATATAACCACCATGGTTAACCATAGGATAGAAAAAATCATCAGGTGAAAGCCAAACATAAATATACCCATTGCTATTAGTTCTTCCACCTTTCCAACTAGGATTATCTTTGCCTTTTCGTGCCTCACTTAGTTTGATTCTAGTCTCAGAACTTGTTATATGTCCTCTATTTGCTCTATTTGCACAAATAAGACATCGTATATATGCTGGTTTGCCATTTAGAAAAGGAATCCATCTTTCCTTCCCACAATCTGGGCAAGCAATCCATATATATTTGTTTCTAGGATTGGATTTGCCTATATCCCTGCCTTTAGCAATATCGCCGACATTTGGCATTATCCCTATTTCTTTTTACGGGCTGGTTTTCCAGTAGGTTTCCAGCCGTGAGCCACGCCTCTTAAAAGGTTCGCCTGTTTTTGAGCCTTCTCTTTTGTGGTAGATTTAGCTGAAACCTTGCCTCCGTGTGTAACCTTATACCCGTCAACTTTGCGAATTTTTACTGGACTCATTTATTCCTCCTATCTCTGCCACGCTGGTTTCGCTGTGGCTTTTGGTGCAGTTTTTGTAGGCATTAAAGCCTGTGATATTCCAAGAAAATCATTCCACCAGTTGGGGAGTTTATACGCCACCGTTTTTAACCACGCTTCACCTCGTGTCCCAGCAAATTGTGCTTGCTCTAAAGCCCTTCTTCTTTCTATCCCAGTTTCTTCCTCTCCCCGTTCCCCTGCCACTTCCTCTCTTCTTGCTTTCTGCCCTGGAACGCTTAAACTTCCATAATCACTTCCATATTCGCTTGCCTCGTGAAAATTTTGAGAAGTTGAAGAAAGTTGAGGTAATACTCCAGCACCCCCACTTTGAACATAAGCCAGATAATACATAAGTTGCTCCATCTGGTCAGAGGTCAGATTCATCTGTCCCCCTAACGGTCTCAATCCTGTAGTTTCGCCTGGAGTTGTTGTCGTTACAGGCTTAAAACCAGTCAACCATCCTTGCTGTGTTGTGGTCGTAGGTGGTGCTTGCATAGTTACTCCTGCCTGCCCCATCCATTCTGGTTCAGTTAATGCCCCTCCCATACCAGCACGAGATTCCTTCCTACTGACAGCTTCACCTCCCTTGTTATAAAGCCATTGAGCAATCCAATCGTTAGGATGACTTTCAACATATTCCTTTTGAGTAGCTAATCTTACTGCCGCTTCTTTTTGTGCAGGCACTAATTGTTCCCACTGCCAAGCGTTATAGCCACAGCGAAGTCTTCTGTCCGTGTCATCGGAAACCCATACCTGTTCCCCCGATTTGGGTGTTGGACAGGGACCATGTATTACTCCTCCCCCTGGTATATAACATACATATGGCATCTTATTTTCCCCCTTGCATCATTCTTTGTAAATATTCGTTCACAGCATCTTCCCCTTGAGTTTGCACTAACTCCATAACCTTTTCAGGAGTCAATTTATTGAACTCCTCTCTCTGTTCTTTTGGTGTTGCCTCCACCATCCCGTAGGGCATCTTGCCCCATTCTTTGAATATCTCGTCAGTCATAATGAACAATTTAGAGTTTATTTCTAAAGCTCTCGTTAATTGGTTCATACCTGCCCTACCTCCGCTTCTTGTGGAAGTGTCTGCCCTTCAACACCCGGAATCGTTCTCTGATACCTTCTCACAGATTCCGCCCCTGTGGGAGTTTCTGCTGACATACCACCACCTTGCATAGCTTGTAACAATTCGGGAGCTATTTCCATTCCCAATCGTTTCATAGCGTCAAGTCCCATTATCGTCAGGATTCTTGGGTCGTTCCGTATCTTCTCTGCCAACTGTTGAGCCTGCTCCTCAAGAGCCTCTTCCATCGTCATATCCTGATAGTGAATCTTATTGTATAAGTCAGAAATGACTCCCGACTTAAATAAATTAGCCCCCAGTGTTTTTCTCATATCTGCCGCTTCGGGAGGTTCGGCTAATAGATGAACTTCGTTGTCGTAATACCCTCTAATCTTATCAGGTTCTAAAAACTTCTCTTCCTTAGACAAACTCCCTCTTATGGCGAGTTTATATTTCAGGACATTCTCGAACACTCTCGCTCCCATACCCATTAAAACCGAAAGCCCGTCTTCCAGATTCTTGAACGGGTCTTTGTATATCGGCTTGGCGGTAGCAAGTAATGTAACCTCTCCATATCCTGAATATACCCCCGAAGGTCTCTGCCCTCCTAGAATAGGCGGAGCTTCTGCCAGAGCGGATACTATCCCTAGGTGTTGAAACAGTCCTGTAGGAGGTTGCGTTCCCTGATGCTCAATAATGTCAAACTCTTTTGAGGAAATCTGTGCTTCAAAAGGGTTCGGGACAAACATCTGCCCTTTCTTACCATAGAGCGATTGTATTATCCCCAAATCACCTTTTAATTCATACCAAGGCCAAGCATACCTCGCTGAAATAGCATCTACCTGCGACAGAAGGCGAGTTTGGAGCTTAATCATATCCTTCTTGCCGTGAAAGATGCTTCTATATTTATATTCAGGTTTCCCCTCATAATGACTGCTGCCATATCCTGATGGTATGTGAACATAAGGATTAAATTTGAGCCAGTTAGGTTGAACATCCCCTTTTAGCAACGGTTTATCTTCAAGCATAAGGCATCTTTCTGAATCGCTGTAATAAGAGGTGAATTTCACAAGGTCTGTTGACTTCTTTTCCGACTTCCACTTCCACTCGTTCCTCTCACACATCTCCTCTGCCTGAGCAACCGTCATCTCATAATATTCGATTACTTCAGGATGCCAGAATCCTCTCCCTGCAGGAGACGGGAAGACATTTATCGGGTCGGGGTATTCTATCTTCAAAGGGAAGAATAAAGCCCTTTTTGCCTCAAATTCCTTAAATTCATCAGGCTTCATGTCAGTCGTCTTAATGCCGTAATACTTGTCGTCAACAGTCAATTTGAAAAAGCATTCCCCCATACTTAACAGTTTCTTGGCGTTTGCCTTTATTTCTAATATCATCCGAGAGAGCCAGTAGTTGTCGAAGTCCTCTAGCATAGTAGACTGCTCTCTTGATGCTTCGCTACTTCTTAACGGCGTGACGATGGCTCGTGGGTTGTCCAATGTATAGTGCATAATGCCGAAGTCCACCCAATCCCGTGCTGTCGAGGGTGTCTTCTGCTCATATCCCAATCCAGTCGGGATGTTGGCATCATAGTCCAGTTCATAAAAAGACAGGTTTTCTTTTTGCTGGTTCTTTAATGTCTGATAATAGTCAACCCATTGTGTTCTCTTATCAATTAGTTTAGTTTCTGTTATCCCGTTCATTTTCTCCTCATGTCATACTAAATGTTTTTTTGGTCGGCTTGCCTGCCAACCTAATAATCGGCAAACTTCCTATCATTGGCGAAACATAATTAAAACCGAAATTACTCTTGACCATTGCCATTATAATGTCATTGTGAGCCCCTTTAGCAGGCTCAGCTTTTGACTTCCCTTTTTCGTCTGCCCACTGATAGGCGAACATCTCCAGAACCGCAGGCTTGAACGGGACTTTCAACCCCGCTCTTATTGTCCTTTCGAGTTCGAGAACATCCTTCTGCTGGGTGTATTCCGTCTCTTGATAACCTAACTTCTCTTTCTTCTTGTCGCTGGAATAAATCCTATCTTTTGAGTATCCCAAATTAACAAGGTAATTCAAAAAGGTATTCCCGAAGGCATCAGCACCGCCGATAACCGTAGGATTGAAATACTCCGTCAACAGTTCATAAGACATATAGGCGAACAAATCAACTGAAATCTGGTTGGAATAGATAACGGCAACCAACCCTCTTTGAAGTCCTTCCTGCCCCTCGATATACAGGACAGAATAATCGCCACCCCTTCCTTCTGCTATGTCCACGCCGGCAATATAATGAGTTCCGACTTTCGACCTTTGGTAGATATTTATCGCCCCCTGCCTGACTTCTAAAGGCTCGCTCACTTTAAGTAACATATCTGACAGAACTTGCCTGTCAAAAACACTCCTACCGGTAAGTGGGCTTAACGCCTCTTCTTCAGTCTTGGGGTAGTTTTCCTCGAATTGCCAGACAAGAGGATAGTCCCTCTTTGTCCGCTCATACCATTCCTCGTCTCTCCCAGGGCGAACATCATAAGGAAAGAATATCGGGAAGAAACTACTGTCCCCGCTTCTCGCCAGTCTCCATAAGGTCTTGAAATGACTGTCAACATTTGTCTTGTCAACTGTAGATACAACAACCAAATGTCCGCCAGCGTCTATTGTCGGTTTTATAGCAGCGTAGTTTTCACGAGCATATTCGTGAAACTCGTTCTCATCGCAGATAACTAAAGATGCTGTTTGTCCAATACCAGCATCTTCTGTAGAGGGAAGACTCAAAATCCTGGAATGTTTATCCTTGAAAGAAAGTAAGAAAATACCATCATGTTCTGTTTCCTGTTGTAGAAATTTAGGCAGGTATTGATAAATCGTTCTTGACTTCGCTAATAGGTCAGCCGCTTCGTCTTTCCCGTGTGATAAAAGTAAAACATTAGCTCCTAATTTGTAACACCAATGCTGCGCAATCGCCGCCAGAGTCCACGATATTCCCACCTGCTTCGGCTTTAGGACTATAACTAACGAATGGGAATATACTGCCCAGATGAAATATCTCAGATGCTCCCACATCTCGTAAGGAATGACGGTGTTAGATGTTGAGTCAAGTATCTTCACATAGGAGAAGAACTTATACGGGTCGGATATAGCCTCCACATATTCATTAAGCTGCTCTTGAACTTCAATTCCTGTGTTCGATGTAGATAAATTCATAATCAGGAAAATACCACCAATCTTGTGTTACTCTCTTTAATGCCCTAATAATAAAATCTACTTCTTCCATTATTTTCTTTGTATATTTACCCAAAACTCTATCTTCCCTAAGTCTATCCACAACATTGCATTGGTATAGAACGCTGCAAGTAAAATCCCTAAATGGAAACCTTCCCTCCAACATATCCCACATTTAATCATTTACACCTCCTTTCAATTCCGATGCTCGATTGCATACTCAGCCCAATAAACAGTCCATACGAGGTCACGCTCTGCCTTTTCAAGAGCTTTCTGAGCTACCTCAAAGTTAGCTTCTGCTTCTTCCATCTCTTGTTTCTTTTCTAAATCCATATCACTATCCATTTTTCATATCTGCTATTTCGCAGGTGACGGGAATAATAATTAGACCAGTAATAAACATATAAGCTAACCAAGAAATAAAATCACCCAAAATGGCAGTTACCATTAAAGCAATCCCCACTATTACCCATACCCCAAAACCATACAAAATCCACTTTCTCATTTTTACCTCCTTTATCTCGTCACCTCTAAAAGTTCCCCCACCGTCTCAAAGTCGGGGCCGCCTACCCCATACCATACATTGTCCGCTAACCCCTTCCTGTTAAATTCTAAACTCAGATATTCCAGCATTCGCCGACTTTTCGGCTCGGTTAATACACTCACGATATGAGGTATATCCTCCACCTTCCCTAACTCCCATTCACGGTACGAAATCGCCCGCTCATACCTCTCTGGTTCGTTGTACTTCTTGACCAAATGCTCAACTAACTTAAACCTCTCCGCTGGCAGTATCTCCCTCGCCCTCTCTTGTGGCGTCTTTTCGGTAACGCCTTTTGTTGTAACGCCCTCCGATGTAACGCCTTTTTGCTTTTCCCTGTAACGCCTTACTCGTTCTAAAGTGGTTTCCTTCTGCTTCTCTTTGTCTTTATATGGCATGTTTCAATTCCTTCATTCTTAAATACTGGAAGTGTTCCTTACGATGTTTCTCCACACTCTGTTCCCCTTGTTTTCTACCCTCTTGAAACTCAATTGCTGTTTCAGCTTCTTTCTTCTTTAACCGCAAGTAAGGATAGATGAGTTTCAGAAAAGCAAGTGCTTTGCTTGCAGAAATGCACCATTGCCATCTAGGTTTATATCTCCAATTTATTACACTCCCTTTATAGACACCACCACCAAAACAATCTTCAAATTGCTTTAAGACTTGGTAATTAGTATTAGTAATCCTTATCTCTAAAGTATGGTAATGTTTCTTTGTGCGATGTGTAATCATTATGCTTCCCTCACCATCAAAGAAACCTGCATAATAAGCTAAATCGTCTTTATACATTTTTAGCCTCCTTTGATGTTTTATATGTGCTTAGACTGAATCGTTGAGCTGTTAGCGTTTTTTAAGGGGAAATAGTAACTCCATAGGTAATGCAAACCTTTCCAGTGTCTTGTCTGCTTTATCCATCCAAAACTTTAACGGTCTTCCTAAATACATTTGCTTCTCTTCGTCTATATAGAATGGATTGCCAGTATGGTCATCAGCAACACTAGGACAGTATGTTTTACCATCGTATCTCATTGTGTTCATTAAACCTCCTTTCTATTATTTTCTAGCGTGAACAGGTATAGGTAATAGGATTAGTAATCCACGTGATAGTGGGGACATAAGGATAAGTAGGGTACACATAGGGATACACGTAAGATTGATGCCCATACCATTCCCTCTTACACTTGATGCAGTAAACTACATCACACTTCTTGCAATACCTTAGTTCGTGCTCACATTCATCGTGCTCGTGCATTTTCACCTCCTTTCTTATATAATTTCGGATTTTTGACTGGCAGTTGCGTGAACGACATTATCATTAAATTAAAGAGGCACCCCTTTGGGTTTTCGTTTCACGCTTCGCCTGCAACCAGGGTATTACCAGAAACAATGTTAGACCTACCGTGATACCCTGTTAGACCTTGTTGGTTCGCAAAATAAGCCTTATGCGAACTAGAAATGCAAAGCTAATCACGCCTGTTCTTTAGAACTGCTGTCCTCTAGTAACTTATATTCACCTGGTATTGCCTGCTCCGCTGCCTTTGCTCTTAACAAGAGGGCTGCACATTGGTCCGCTGTTAGCTCTATCCTCTGTGTTACATCCACCTCAGAGACTTGCTTGGGCTTGCCCAACACCCGGTCTATCAAATATATGGCAGCATCCCTATCAATTTTGTTGATTCCTACACTTTCACCACATTTGGGACATATAACAGGCTCACCATAAGCTAATCGCTTTAATTGCTTGATTATGCTTGGAATGTCGTCTTGTAAGTCTAATAAAGCATCCTTTAATTGTGTTGTGTGCTTTCTTGGTCTACCAACACGTCTCTTAATAACTTCACTTGTAGATATAATAATTACCTCACCTTAAGTTAATAACCCTTATTATCCCCACCCAACCCCGCATCCCCACCATAGTAATATCATTAGTATTCTTGTAGTTTATGTAAGAAATTAACTTGATGCTCCATTAAGTTGAGTATTCTCTTTCAGCTAGAATAGATACGAAATTGACACAGTATGGCTTGGTTTCACACACGAACTATACTTAAATTGCAAATTTTCTATTTAGCTATAAGCTACGCCTGAGTCAGACACAGTTTAGGGTATTGACAAGAGTGTGAGTGTGTGATAATGTGAGTATAGCAAGTTAAAGGAAGTAAAGGAAATGACTAAAAGAAAACCTTATACCTTAATAGAATACGAGGATTTAACAGGTAAATTATACAAAGGTGGAACTGGAAGTTACACTTACTTATCACCTCGGTGGGGATATAA